GAAGGATTAGATTTACCACCAGTAGTCATAGGCACTGGAATTAACACAGGCCCATGTATTGTTGGAAACATGGGAAGTGAAGCACGATTCGATTATTCAGTTGTTGGAGATGCAGTTAACCTTGCAGCTCGACTTGAAGTTCAAACAAGACAATACGACACTCCAATTATAATGTCAGAGTTCACAAAGAAAGAAGTTGATTGTGAATGGCAGTATCTTGACGAGATAAATGTTAAAGGAAAAGAGATTCCAGTTAAGATATATGCACCTTTAATTAATAAAGAATTAAGAAAATTAAAGAAAGCCCCTTGAAATTTCTGAAAAAACCCATATAATAGCTATATAAGTATTATAAATACTTTAGTAATTGCTCAATAGAGGATTACATATATTAACTTGCTTAATTAAAGGAGAAAAATATGACGCATTTAGATATATTTGGTCAATTCAGACCGTTCGCAATAGGATTTGATAGATACTTTGATGACCTTCAAAGAATGTCTACAATCTCACAACCAAACTACCCTCCATACAATGTGGTAAAAGTAGACGATGAAAATTTCACCGTTGAACTTGCTGTTGCTGGATTTGATAAGAAGGAAATTTCTGTCACTAAAGAGAAAAACATTCTTGTTATCGAAGGTAGTTCAGAAGATTCTGATAAGGACTTTGTCCATAAAGGATTAGCTTCTAGGTCATTCAACCGTAGATTCACACTTGCAGACGATGTAGAAATCGATAGTGCAGTGTATAAAAACGGTATACTGAGTGTCAGCTTAGTGAGAGTCATTCCCGAAGAAGACAAACCAGTTTCTATCAAAATTTCATAGAAACCCACTATACAGATACACCTATTTGTAATATAATGGGTGTATCTTTTTATATTATGGAGAAAGATATATGAATATTGGTGATAGATTACCAGTTGTAGATTTACCAGTTAGAGTAGATGGTGATTTCACAACTTTAAACACAGGTGAAGAATTTGCAGGCAAAAGAGTAATTATTTTTGCATTGCCTGGCGCATTCACACCTACTTGTTCTACTTATCAACTGCCTGGCTTTGAAGAAAACTATGGTAGGTTCCAAGAGAAAGGTATCGATGATATTTACTGTCTATCAGTAAATGATGCTTTTGTTATGAATGCTTGGTTCGAAGACCAAGGAATACAGAATGTAAAAGCATTGCCTGACGGTAGTGGAAACTTTACTATTGGTCTTGGTGCAAATGTTCAAAAAGATAATCTTGGATTTGGACTAAGGTCTTGGAGATATGCACTCGTTGTTAATGACGGTGTTATTGAACAAGTCTTTAGTGAAGAGGGAATAGGAGATAATATAGGGACAGACCCTTATCAAGCTTCTACACCCGAAAATGTTTTAGAAAATCTTTAAAAACCCTCTAGTCAATAAGACTATTGTTATGTTATAATAGTCTTATGACTTACTTTCAATACACTCTAGAAGATTTAACGCACTATTCTAGTAAAAAGGAATTCAATTACATAACATTTTTTGCAGGCGGTGGTGGTTCATCGTGTGCATATAAACTCGCGGGTGGTGATGTTAGATACATGAACGAATTTCAACAGATTCATGTAGACACTTATCTTGCAAATTTCCCTAATACCGTTCACGAATGTAAAGACATTAAAGAAGTGACTGGTAAAGGTATCATGGAACTTACTGGACTCAAGAAGGGTGAGTTAGATATCTTAGACGGTTCTCCACCTTGTCCACCATTCTCAATGGCTGGAACTAAAAGAGAAGGTTGGGAACAAGAGAAAATGGCTTACGGTATGAAACAACAAAATATCGAAGACCTTACTTGGGAACAAATTAGAATTGCTGGTGACCTTATGCCTAAGGTTATCGTATGTGAGAATGTTAAAGGTCTATCAATGGACTATGCACGAGACCACCTAAACAAAATGGTAAGAGATTTTGAAGCATTAGGTTATTCAGTGACATGGAAAATTATGAAAGGTCATGAACACGGAGTTCCTCAAAAGAGAGAAAGAGTATTCATGGTGGGTGTTAGAGATGATGTATTAGAAGATATTGGAAGACCATGGATGACGCTGGGTAGTATTTTTCCCGACCCAACAAATGAAAGAACTTCTATTGGTGAAGCGATAGACGATTTACAAGACGACCCTACAAACATTGAAGATGCTAAATACTTAGAAGAATCAATGCAAGAGTCTTCAAAAGGTCATTGGGTTCATGGATTTGAAAAACACCCTAATGAAGAATTAGAACATTGCACACCTTGTAAAGGAATTGACGGGATAGAGGATAGAGAAAATATGTCTTATGTTTCTATTGGTGACCATATAGTTAAACCTTGGTATCAAGAGAACATTGCATTAGGGAATATTAAACCCGAAGACGAGAAACATTCTTACTATATGTCAAGAATAGTTCCAAAACATTTACCAGCTCACTCATTAACTGAAGCTGGGTGTCAACCAAAGTTCATGGGTGGTAATCATTTTCATTACAGTGGTAAGAGAATATATACACCTAAAGAAATGGTAAGACTTATGACATTACCAAATGATTATGAAATGACTGGTGATTACAATGATAAAGGTGCAAGAATAGGATTAATGGTAGCACCATTATGTTTGTATTACTTAGTCCAAGAAATTAAAAAACAGATATTAGAACCATGGAATTCACTGCAAAAGTAGACAACGGGTTTAAAGAAACCTACGACAAATGGAACGGTAGATATCTTACCGAAGACTCTTATACTGATGTTATATCTTCTATAGGAGTTGAAGCTGAGATAATTAAAGTATCTAAACCAGTTGCAGCCATTGACGGTGACTCACCACCACTTGCATATATTGTTAAGAATGCATATACTGGTCAAGATTATCAAGATATAAAGGATACACTATTTTCTATAGACGATGTCTCTACAATGAGAGCAAATGCTTCAGGGCCTATTGACCATGAAGAAATGAAAAAGAATGGAATGATAGAAGGAATCCATTATAAATTAAGAACACCTAACTCATACTATCCACTTAAAAAGAATGGTAAGTTCAATCGTATTGCAGAAGCAAATGCAATACATTCAGTATTGATTGGATATAAAAGAGGAAGGTTTACAGGAATGATTAATCCTAGTGGTTGGATGAAAAAGAAATCTAATCAAGAGAAATGGGAAGTTTTACAAAAGATTGCACCTCTTAATGAGCTTGCATTAAAGAAAGCCTCCCCTCATGTGTGGCGTCAGCAGAGAGCATTTGCTGATAACTATATTGAAAGTAAGTATCACATTGGGGGAGCACCAATTACAGCTCTTTCTGCAAACAAATATTCTACAGAAGGAACACAAAAAATGTCTGCACATGTGGACGGTAAAGATTTAGAATTTGGAATGACAACAATGTGTGTTTTTAGAATCGGAGATTTTAAAGGTGCATATCTTTGTTTTCCAAGATATGGAATTGCAATAGAAGCCGATGACGGTGATGTTCTAATTGCAGATTCAAATGAATTACATGGAGTCACACCTATAGAAGGAAATGGTGTTAGACTTTCGTGTGTTGCATATTGTGATGAACATGTTGCAACAATGGGTATTGGTGGTAAATCAGAGAACCCGATTGGGCCACATAACAAAGACAAACAAGGTTCACTAGACGAGTTTTTTTAAATGATAATTTTTGTAGGTGGAGCTCCATGCAGTGGTAAATCAACACTCATAAGGAGACTTATTGATAGACTACCCGAACCAAAAGATGTGGAACCTATGCCCCTATTCAAATGTCAAGAACATGGTGACATTATAGTTTGTGGTAGATATCCCGAAGGAGAAGTCTTTGGTGGAACTGATAGATTATCTTATGGTGCAATTCCACATATGAGAGAATTTGTTGACGGTGCAAATATAGGGTGGAAACATACTATAATAGAAGGTGATAGATTTTTTAGAGCTCAAGATATTGAATGGGTATTGGATACTCATTATTCAGAAGTCTATATTCTTACAGTTAGTGCTGAGGAAGAGAAACGAAGACACCAACACCGAAAAGACACTCAAACAGAGAAATGGTTAGAGGGTCGTAGAACACAAATAAATAATATACAAAAGAATTTTAATCTTATGGGAAGACTTAATGTTAGAGAGAATAATACCATTGAGGATTCTTTAAGAATAGAAGATGAAATATATGCCAAAATTATTTAAAAATGTATTTCAAGTTGTGGAAAATCCACACGAAGAAGACGCTGCTATAGAATTAGTCAGTGGAGAATGGGAAGGCCTTGTTTACCAATATGGACAAGTTCAGTTTGTTGATAATAAGAATCACTTAAACTTTCAACGAACAATAAGAAGGCTTCCCGAAGGTGGAGACATGGACGAACTCCTAAATAATAAGAAATTAAACAATCTCATGGGTGACATATTGGTGGAGCTCATGGAAGAACAAGTCGAGAGGGACAAGAATGAACAGAGAAGTATTGAAGGAACAGATTAAAAGGCACGAAGGTGAAGTCTTAGAAATATACGAAGACTCCCTAGGATACCTTACACTTGGAGTTGGACATTTGATACAGAAGTCTGACCCCGAACATGGTCAACCCGCTGGAACACCAGTTAGTCAAGAAATAGTTGATATGTATTATGATGACGACTTTGACAAACATGTCGTTGAAGCAAAACACCTAGTATCAGATTTTGATACACTACCCGAAAACATACAACATGTTTTAGTTAACATGACATTCAACTTGGGTGGAACTCGTTTAGGTAAATTTAAAAATATGCTTCATGCAGTTGAGACTAGAGACTGGAGAGAAATGGCAGTTCAAATGGAAGACAGCCGTTGGTTCAGACAGGTAGGTCGTAGGTCTAAAGAATTACAACAAATGGTATTGGAGACATAATGGCTGACTTATTGAGAGCATTAGAAAAGAAATACGAAGGTGATATTGCAGTTCACACTGCAAACATTCAAGTTTATAATGAGAAACCAGCTGGTATTGGGGAACACCCCGAGATAGTTCAAGCACTTGATTTAGAAGTTGCAAAACTAGCTGACGCACAGGACAAACTTAAAGCAGTAAAAAATTTACTACACCCCACTAAATCTACATTGACAGAATAGACCTTCTGTAGTATAATTATATTATGGATTTCTACACAAATGTATGTCGCAC